CGGCTGCATGGCGCTCACCAGGCTGCGCATAGCCTGTTCGGCATTCTGCTCCTTGATGACCGCAGCCGAGACGCGCTTTGTCAGCAGCCATGTTGCCGGGTAGCCGCTCACCACAAGGTTTGCGTCCTCGTTCTGGTTGGCCCGGCTGCAGATGCGCATGGGGATGCGGGGCGTTTCATCGCTGCGGACGACCCAGCGGCCTTCCTGCAGGAGCTGCAGGTTCTCGGTCGTCGGCCTGACCTCAAGGGTAAAGCCGCCCTCGGAGTAATACGGGCTGTCCCAGTAGAAGGACACCCACACATCCACCCAGCCCACGCGGACAAGGGTGTCTGCGTCCAAAACGTCCAGTCTCATAACGGTTCCGGGATGATTCCCGCCTCCATCGGATAAAAGCTCACGGATGCCCGCAGATAGCTGGCCCCGCTCTCGGCCTGCAGGCTGAGCACGTTGTCGCCGGGCTGCAGCTCAGTGAGGGTGCTGTCCTCGTCCAACGCGGCAAAGCAGTTGGTGGTGATGCCCTCATGGGTCAGCGCCACGGCCAGCCGGTCGGACGTGCTGCGGTAGATTTCCAGCGTGTCGTCGGGCTCCAAGGTCAGGCCAAAGCCGATGTACGCGCCGGTGCGCAGGTCTACCACCTTCGGGTGCACCACCGGTGTGACGGTGCAGCTCAGGGTGGCCGTGAAGGGCACCGGAAGGCTGCCGTCGTTGCGCAGCACTGCCATGGTGCCGTCCTGCCGGATGCCGTACTGGTGACTGTCGTAGCAGACGGGGAACGAAAACGCTGGCCGGAAGCCGCCCAGCACGCTGCTGACGGCGGTCAGGTCGTACCAGAAGGGTTTTGGAGTGTACAGCATCAGGCTGCAGCGCGGGTCCGGGGTGTAGCTGGAAAAATAGGGCGTTTTTTGCAAGGCGAACCGTGCGAAATAGCGGTCACCGAAGTAGAGGGTGCCTTTTGTGAAGTACGGCAGGCAGCGGGTGAAAAAGTTCGCGTTTTCCAGCTTGTGCGCACCCCAGAATGTTACATCCAGCGTGCGGGACACGCCGGAGACGCTCTGCCGCTCCACGGTCGTGCCGGTCTGGTTGATGCCCTGAGCCGTTTGCAGGTCTACGTCGGTGCCATTGAGCGGGTCGAGGAAGTAGGGCATGTCGTAGTCCCAGCCCAGATGCAGGACGGCACCGGCGTCGGTGACGATTTTTAAGTGATCCTTAAAAAGCACAGTGCCCCTCCTTATCCTCTGCGCTGGCGGCGGGCCTTGTCGGCCTCCCAGCGGGTCTCGCGGGCAAGGTCTGCAGCGGACTGCGCCTTGCTCTGGATGTACTGCGTAATGTTGGTATCGCCCTCGCGGTGGTAGCTGCTGGCAGCAGCACGCACCTGCGCGGTGCCGGACGCGGCCACGGTGCTGCCCAGCCGCATATTGTCGGACAGCACTAAGCTGCCCGCCTGCCGGATCATGTCGGCCAGAGCAGCGTTGGTCTTGGTCAGCGCCTTGGTGTTGGCGTTGATGGCGTCCTCCAGGCTGCCGGTGCCGGTGGAGATGTCGATATCGCCGCTGATGCCGCCGGAGCCACCGCTGCCGCCAGAAACGCTGCCGCCGCCGGACACGCCGGAGCTCTTTTTAGAGCCGCCCAGCTTGCTGACGATGGCCGCGATGGCGATGCCCAGCGCCACGGCTGCACCCGCCACGATGACGCCCATCGGGATGCCGAAAACGGTTGCGTTCAGGGCCGCAGAGATGGCGGTCATCATGCCCTCAAAGGCCGCGCCGATGGAGCCGATCATGCCAGCCACGCCCGCGTAGATGGACGGGAAGCTGGAAAGCAGCCCGCCCTGCAGGCCCTGGCTGATGGCCGTGGCCGCGTTGCTCAGGGGGCCCTTGAGTCCGGTGAAAATGCTAGTGAGGGTGCTGCCCAGCTGGGACGCCTGCTGCCAGACATCCGAGAAGCCGTTGGTCAGTCCGTTGCAGATCTGGGTGCCGATGTCCCACGCCTTGGCGGCGATCTGCTGCTGGTACTGGCCCAGCACGCCGTTGATCTTGCCCACGAGCCCGAGGGCGTAGTCCTCGATCTGCTTCTTCTGATCGGCGGTCAGGCCGCCGTAGATGGTCTTTGCCACCCATTCGCCAACGCCCAGCCAGTCTTGATTCTTGACGGCGCTGTACAGGTCGTCAAAGGTGCCCAGCACGCCCTCGTTGGCTTTTTCCTGCAGCTCTTTCCACAGTCCGTCCAGCGTGTCCGCTGCAGATTTTTTAACCTGCTCGGCCACCTGTTCGGTGCCGTCGGCGGTGATGGTCTTGACCCGCTCGATGGTCACGAGGGCCCCGTCCACCACGTCGTCGTAGGTCTCGGTGATGACCTTTTTCTGGGTCTCCGTGCCGTCGGTGAGCGTCTCGGTCACGGTCTGGGTGGTGGTCTTGACGCCGTCCACCAGCGTGTCAAAGGTCGAGGTGACCGTTTTTGCCGTCTCCCGGACGGTCTCCATGGTCTGCTTGACGGTCTTCTTGCCCTTCTCGTCGATCTCGGTGATCGTCTTGATGTCCTTGAGGACACCGTCTACTATCTGCCGGGAAGTCTCGGTGATGGTCTGCTTTTGCTGCATCGCGCCGCTGGCCATTTGCTGCGTCACAGTTTCCACTGTGCGGGTGACCTGGCCCTCCAGCTCTGTCGTGCTGTCGGTGACGGACGCGACTACGGTCTTAGCAGCGTTTTTTACCTGACGGTCACCCTTGGTCAGACCCTGGGCCAAACCGGCGCAGACGTTTACACCAATCTCGGAGAACACCTTGGAAGGCGAGTGGATGCCCAGCAGGCTCTTGACCGTGGAGATCATGCCGTTGACCTTTTCCTGCACCGACGAGACTAGATTGTCCCACCAGCTAAGGATACCGTCCTGGATGCCCTTAACGATGTTGACACCGATGCTGCCCCAGTCGTCCATGCTGCCGTCCCAGACGCCGAGCAGCTCGGCAACGCAGGCAAGGGCCGCTTCGGCCAAATTTTCGGCCCCGCGAACAATGCCGTCCACCAGAGTGGTCAGCATGGCACCGGCGCACTCGAGGATTTTGGGCAGGTGAGAGATAAAGGCTGCCACAAAACGGGCGATCAGCACGGCGGCGGCGGTGATCAGCTGGGGCAGATTGTCGGTGATGCCGACGACGAGGCTCTCCACTAGCTGAAGCCCGCCATCGTAGATGGCGTCGGCATTATCAGCCAGATACAACGCAAAATCGGAGATGATCTGAACCGCAGAGCTCAGGAGCTGAGGGATGCTGTCTGACAACCCCTGCACCAGAGCGCCCAGTACCTGTGCACCGGTGTCAAGCATAGCGGGCATTGCGTCGCTCAGGCTCTGCGTCAGCTGGGTGATGATATCCACACCGGACTGCATCAGCCCGGGCAGCTGCGCCGCGATGCCCGCCGCCAGATCGGAGAGGATCTCTCCGGCAGCGGCCAGCATGGCTTCGGGCCCGCCTTCCGACAGGGCGGTGGTCAGCTGGGTGAGACAGTCGGTGCCCCACTTGACCACATCGGTCAGGGTGGACTCCAGCTCGTCATAGATGGCCAGCTGCAAGCCCTCAAATGCCGAGGACATGATGGTCACGGCGCCTTGCAGGTTGTCGATCTGGGTCTCGGCCATCTGTTCCATCGCGCCGAGGCCGTCACCAGTGGCTTCGCCTGCTGCGTCGATCTGATCTGCCAGCGTCTCCCACTGTTCACCCTGGGCTGCCAGCAGACCGTTGACAGCAGCAAGGTCGGTCTTGTTGAACAGTGCATTGATGACGCTGTCCTTGCCGCCCTGGGTCATGCCGGACATGGCGTCGTTCAGGTCGGTGAGGATGTCATCCAGCCCACGCATGTTGCCCTGCGCGTCATAGACTTCGAGCCCCAGCTCCTGCATGACCTTGCTGGCATCTTTGGTGGGCGACTGCAAAGACAGGATGATATTGCGCAGGTGGGTGCCGCCCTCTGCGCCTTTCAGGCCGACATTTGCCAGCAGGCCCAGCGCCGTGGTCAGTTCCGTGGTGCCTTCCTTCAGATTGGCAGCGGTGCCGCCCACCGTCAGGATGGCTTCGCCCAGCTGTGCCACATTGGCATTCGCCTTACTGGCGGCCATGGCCAGCTTGTTGCCAAACTCATCCACATTCTGCTTGTTGGCTTCGATGTTCAGCGAGGCCATGGCATCGGTGACGAGGTCGGACGCATAGGCTAGGTCCATGCCGCCCGCTGCGGCCAGGTTCAGCACGCTGGGGAGCACCTCGGCGGCTTTGTCGGCGTCGTAGCCTGCCAGTGCCAGATAGTTCAGGGCGTCCGCTGCCTGTGTAGCGGTGAACTTTGTGGTCGAGCCCATCTCTTTGGCGACCTTGGTCAGGCTGTCGATCTGGTCCACCGTGGTGCCCATAGTGGCAGCCACCTGGGACATGGACGCATCAAAGCTCATGCCGACGCTGACCGAAGACTGCGCCAGACCGGCCAGCTTGCTGCCTGCGGTCTTAGTCAGGTCTGCAATCAGATTACCGGCGGCCACCGTCATGCTGGATACGCCTTTGGTAAAGCCGCTGGTGTCCAGCTTGGTATCGCCGGTAATGCTGTAGTCTGCCAATGTGTCCACCTCTCAGTCGTGAGCGCGGGCACAAGGGCACAGGCTTAAAGTTTTATTTCGATTTCCCGCTTGCAGGCGGGATTTTTGCATTTGACCCACAAGCCGTGGGCGACTGCGGCGTTTTCTGCCCATACAGGTAACGCCCGGCCGCAGTAGGGGCAGGGGACCGGCACGCGCTCAGCGCTGCCGGAAACGTGCGAGGAAGGCGCTGTTGTGTTCGTCCAGAGTCTCGACATGAGCGGCACCTCCTCTCAGCTCCGGCGGCAGCGCGAAGTGCTCCCGCTTCTCCTCGTAAAAGCGGCGCTTCTCCGGGTCCATCTCGGTGAGGTCAGCGGTGCGCCAGCCAATGATGCGGCTGAACATGCAGTCCTCACCGATCGCACCCCGCAGCAGCGCCCGGAACCGGAACCAGTGGATGTGCTCACGGGTCAGGTCGATGCCGTACAGCCGCTGGAATGCGGCCACAATGTAAGGCGCGTCGCACTGGTAGTCAAAGGGTAGTGTAGCTGGTGCCTCCGAAACGCCGGAAGTGTCACCACCGGATGCCGCCTTTTCACCTGCCTGATAAAATTCCAGCAGGTGCTGGTAGCCGTCAAAGAGCATCTGGTCGTCCGTCAGAAAGCAGTGCGGGTCCTTGTAAAAGCGCCAAATTGCGCTCCGGGCAAAGCCCACCGGGTCGGTGTTAACACTGCCCCGGACATAGGAGTTGACCAGCCAGACCATGGGCCGGAAATCCGGGACGATCTCGTGTCCGTGCCACCGGGTGGGCAACTCGTCCAGCAGCAGATCAGACGTGGCGCTCTGCGGCGATCTGCAGTGCGTATGCCGCCAGCTGCTGCATGGCATCAGGATCGTCCCGCAGAGCGTCTACGGCCTGCCGGGCATCGATCAGCTGCTCGGTTTTCTGCTCGTCGGTCAGAGCGGGAACCACCACGTCGGGCTCACCGCCGTAAGAGACCTCAGTCTGACCACGGATGAAGGTGTCCTCGGTCGTAGTCTTGGGCGTAGAAATGACCTTGTAGGGGACGGTCTTTTTCTGTTTGGCAACGGCACGGCGCTGCTCGCGGTTCATGGGCATTGCAGCCGCCTGCTTTACGGTGGCCTGTTCTGCGGCGATGGCTTCCTTGATGGCGTTCGTCACACGGACACATGCGCCGAAGTTGTTTCCGTCCAGGCCCAGACGTTCTGATGCGCCCTCGCCCAGCAACTCGTCGAAGTAGCCCATCATAAGGCGGCACTGGCCGCGCAGGATGTCGGCGGGGCCCGTGTGCGCGCGCTTGCTCTCGCGGTCAGAAGCCGCCTGCATGTGCTGCTGTGCCGCGTTCATACGGTCGAGGTCGTTAGCGTTCAGCGCCGAAAATTCAAATTCCTGCCCACAGATGATCATGTATCTGTACCTCCTATAAAATGCGCCCCTGCCAGAGGTGACAGGGGCGATATTGGTTTTAGGTTACGCGGTGACGTCGGTCAGGTAGTCAAAGGCTTTGGGAGTGCCCACCGCCTTAACATCCACCGCAAAAGTGGCGGGGGCGTTTGCGGAGCCGCCCACATCGCTGGTGACGACCAGAGAAGCATTGCCCGTCTCGCCCTTGCCGGTGCGGACGCTGAAGTAGACGTAGGGTACGATCACGTCCTTACCGGTGCCGTACTTGATTTTGTGGCTCAGCACAAAATCCTGAAATGCGTCGCCTACGCAGCGGTTGCCGTTGACAGCAAGGGTGCGCTGGGTGCCGGTCTTGGTGGTGACGGTACCGGTGCGGATGAACGCCTCGTCCGTGGTGGAAGCATTCAGGGAGCCGGAGTGCTCCTTCACGTGGTCGGCGCAGACGATCCATGCGGATTCTTTGGTCTGCTTGGTTTTATCAGTCTGAATGGCGAGGATGAAGTCGTCGGTGTTCTCCTCGCCTGCATAGTCGGCGCTGGGCTCAATGTCCTTCTCAGACTTGAGAGCGGCCAAAGTTTCAGCAACAGTCATAGGTTATCTCCCTTTCTGGTAATACTGGAGCTGGAGTTGAATCTGAAAGCGGCAGCTGCTGGCATCCTGACTCATGATATAGCCAGGGGACAGGCAGACCACCTTTTCGGCGGTTTTATCGCCGGACAGCACCGGGAGGTTCCGCCGGGCGGACTGTTTTTCCACCCACTTGGCAAATTCGTCCCAGAAGGCGCTGTTCGCAGCCTGCTGGACCGCCTCGGGGGAATACTCCATGCGGGATGCGAGAACATAATTCTTCGCCCGGCGGCTGCCGAGGAAAAACTGTTCCAGTATCGCTGCCGTGGGGGTGGATTCCAGCGAGAACTGTACCTGTGTGGTCTCTGCACCCAGGTACTCGATGGAGAACACCACGTCGTCGCCCAGCGCCGTTGCCAGCGGGCAGGAGGCCAGCCAGTCCAGCATGGCTTGGATGTCTGCGGTCTGACTCATTTGTTGACCTCCTTGGCGCGGGTTTTGACGAAGGACACGAAGTCCTCTTTGTGGTCGTTGACGCAGCGCTCACCCCAGTGCGGGCCTTTGCCGTCCTCACGGACGCCCTGCCCGCAGGGTAAGCGGTAATACTGTGCCGCTGCGTAGGGCGTGGTGTGTCGGATGAGACCGCTGCCCAGCACCGTGCTGCCCTTGGCGCTGTCTGCCAGAGCACCAGTGCGCAGCGGAACGTAGGGCGTCACCAGCCGGATGAACTCGCCGTCCGCTTCCTTCTGTAGGCGCTGAAAGCCCGCCTCGGTGCGTGGCTTAAAGTTCGGGTCCCAGCGGATGCCGAGGCTGATCGGACCGCTCATCACGTCACCTCCACATACCAGTGCGGGCAGCGCCCGTCACGGTTGTCCTGTACGCTGGTGACGGTGCCAGTGCGCCCGCTGGGCAGTGCTACCTTGTCCTCCGGCGCCAGCGTCCAATGGCAGTCCCTTGCGGCCTCGTCTGCGGCTTTGAATGCCGCAGGGGCGAGAAATGTGCTTGCCGCGTCCATCGAGGCTGCTGTGCCGCTCTGCGGGGCGGCTGTGCTGTGCCCGACAAAAACGCAGATCTCGGAGCTGCTTTTCGGGGCAAAGCCGGGGCCTGCACCAGACTGTGCGCCGGTACCGGCTGCGGCCACTTCCCGGCAGCTCACGCCAGACAGCACCGTGGTATAGCTGGTGCTGCCAGTGCCCTGCCGGATGCAATGCACCAGCGTGACACTCTTTGTTGCGAGAAGGGGTTTGCGCATAGGCAGCCCTCCTCTCAGCGTCTGCGGGGCGGGCGGTAGGCCCCTCCCTGGTACAGCATCCAGCGGGTGACCGGTGCAGAGAGCACCTCGGTCACGATCCACTGCTGCTGTCTCCCCAGATAGGCCTGCTTGTCCAGCCCGGAGGCATAGCTCTCAGTGTAGCCGTGATTGTTCACGCTGGTCACGCCGTCCCAGGCGGTGTCCAGCCCGGACGCCAGATACACCAGCCTGGCCTGACACTCCCGGAGCTGGTTGATCTGTTCTTCGGTGTCAGCCAGACCGGCGCACCAGCGGGTAGCACCCAGGATGAACAGAGCTGCGTCTGCGGCAAGCGGTGTGAAGTCCGCCTCCGTCAGCGCAGCACCGGGATACCGGGCGGTAAACTCAGGGTAGGTGAGCCAGCTGTTCATAGCTCATTCCTCGGTAAAGTTCGCCTTGGGAATGCTGATCTTGCCCATGCGGACATTCTTGTGATCGAACTTCAGGGCCCAGTTTGCCTTGTTGGTAAATTCTTCATCCGTGGGGGTCGGCTTGTTGATCTTATCGCCGTCAAAGGAGATGCCGTTCGGGTGCAGGATGAAGGAGCGGTTGTTGTACAGGATGTCGGTGCCGCCTGCCTTGGCCGCGTTGTACTCGGTGTAATCCGGGGTGACGACCTTGGGGTCGGCGGTCAGCACAGAGCCCTGGCCCAGCAGGAGGGTGTTGTAGTTGGTGCCGTCGTCGGTGCCGCGGTCATTCTCGATGACCACCAGACCGTTGATGGTGGGCAGACTGACTTCCTTCTGCAGCACGTTGGTAATGACGTACTTGTTGTAGTTCAGCAGGCCCATCTTCTTGTACTCGGCCAGGATCTTGGAATGCACCACCAGCAGACCGAACTTGCCGGAGAAGTCGCCCAGAGCGCTCTGCTGCACATCGATCAGCTGGTTGGCGGTGACGCCGCCGGTCTTGACGGTCAGAGAGTGGCTTTCCAGGCCGGAGACGCCCAGTGCTGCGTTGACCAGCTTGACCAGCAGGCTCTGCTTGTACATGCGCCAGTAGCGTCCGGTGTTGCGGGCAACAGCGGCCATGGGGTCGGCTGCAGTCAGCTCACGGGTCAGCTCGGTGGCCTTCCATGCCTTCATGCGGTCGATGCGGATCCAGGACTGCTTGCCGCCGGAGATCTCGGTGGGCACGTTGTCAGTGGTGCCATCACGGACCAGCGGGGCATCGGTGTCAGGGTCCAGCGGGTCATAGAAACGGATGGTGCCCATCGTGCCGCCGTTGTCCAGAGAAGCGGCCAGGCTCTGGTCGCTTGCCAGAATACCGGAGGCAAGGATGGAATCGGAGAAGGTGGCCTCTTGATCCACGAAGCCCTGATAGACCTCGGGGTCAAACGGAAAACCGCCAAAAGTGCCGGGAATAGGCATAGTTCAGTTACCTCGTTAGTGTCGTGCAGCTCTCACCAAAGCAGAGAGCTGCTGGAAAAGCGCCGGGTTGCGGGTGCGCAGGGCCATGCGTTCCGCGCCGGTCATCTGCAGAAACTCCTGCAGGGTGGGCTGTGCACTGCCACCCTGACTGCGGGGCTTCGGGACGATGATCGGGTTGGCGGGCTCCTGCGGCTCGGTGTTCGGCTGCGGGCCTGCGCCGTCGTCCTGCGGGACGGGAGCGCCCTGCTGGAACAGATACGGCTTGCGGGATTTGAGGTCAGCAAAGGCTGCCTTGACGTCCTCGGCCTGGTTCTTGCTCTCGCGCAGTGTAGCTCTGTCCGGCAGCAATGCGATAGCATCGTTCTCATCCAGAGCACCCGCCTCATGAGCGGCAGCGCGCAGCACACCGGTGAAAGTGAACTCTGCGGCCTGCTGGTTCAGCTGATTGGTCAGGCTGGTGATCTGACTGCGCAGATCATTGACATCCACGCCCTCGAAGGCCGCCAGACCCTGCTGTGCGGTGGTCAGCTGCGCCTGCAGGCCCTGTACGGTGGCCTGATGGGCGGCTTCGTCCAGACCGTGCAGACGCATGACTGCGTTGATCTGCTCCTCGGTCAGGCCCTCGATGGCTTTCAAATCCTCACGTCTCATGTTTTACCTCCCGTTGGGCCTACGGCGTTGGTGTCGCGCTGCCGTGCGCGGGCCCTCTGCACCTCTCTGACACCGGGTGCGCGGTGTGATCTGGGATTATCCTATCACATCCCGGGGAGCAAAAACGTTACGAGTTGGTTTGACTACAAGCATACATTGACTACAGAAATTCCATAAAACCCTACGCGTGCGGGCATCAAGCGCGTTCTCGCATGTATATACTCTTATTTTCTTCTGTTCAGGGTCAGGATAAGAGTTTGAGTATGTTCTGTATGTTTTGCCCCGAAAATCCGCATGAACACTCACTTTTTCGTGTCTACAAAGCTTGTATGTCACCGGATGTTGC